ATTTTAATATTATTATCAGTTTTATTATCTATATAAAAGCTACCATCTGAACTGGCATACATATCCAAGTCATTAGAACCGAATATTACTTTGCTGTCTGTGATTAACTTGACATCACTATTTACTGTGATTTCATCAGAAAACGTAATCTTGTTACTAGCAACAATATCTATATCAGATCTTAAAAAACTTGCGGCATGTAGACCATCAACAGTATCTGAATTGAAATTGTTTACTCTTGTTGTACTTGTCACAGATAGCGGTGAAGTACCATCTGCTACTGTCGAAATGATTTGAGCCGCTGTAAGGTTTGAAGATATTGTTGCAGTGGTTGCTGCAACCGTACCTACTACTTGCAACACATTTGTAGGCGTGGATGTGCCTACACCCATTTTTCCATCATTTGTGACCACAACTTTCGAGCTACCACCTTCAGAAAGCTCAAGTAGATGTGTATCACTATCAGCGACCTTAATACCACCACTGAATTCTGTAAGACCTGTTGTTCCAATTACTTGTGTGCCTGTTGAATTAAGTTTTAAATATCTATCATCTAGTTCAGCTCCCAGACCATCAGTTAATGTTGGATAGCCTTCAATATCAATCGCCCTGTTCCCAATTGCGTTCTTTCCTGCAATTCGAATAATACTTTCATCACTATCTTTAAAAAAGATACAAGGATCATCTGCGTTGTAATTAACAGCAAGTTCGCCAAACAACATCTGTGTGTTAGTTGGCTCTAAAGCGTTTGCTCCATCTAGGATTGTAGATTTCTTTAATTGAATCTTTGCCATTTTATTAAACCTTTACCGGAATAGTAACCCTCTTTCTAGTTTAACTTGCTATACTTCTCTTCTAGCTATTTTCACTCTCTATCAGATCAATTAATCCCATTAAATTCATTTCAACTGCCTTTCCCAGCAGATGCTGATATCTCATCAATGCGTCAGCACAGGAACTTAGTTGTTCTTTTAGAGCTTCTGTATCATTACATTGTTCTATTTCTGTTTTAATTACCTGTAGCCTCAATTCTTTTTCTAAAGGTAGTTGGAAGTCAGATTCTTTAAACACGTTCTTATCAGTCAGTTCTCTTTATTTTACCCTTATCTGTTACTAATTAGAACTTTGTCCCAAATAATACGTATGCAATTTCAACATCATCTAGATTTAATCCTTGTCCTAATGCAAATATTAATTCTAAGGTAGTTATGCCACCTCGTTTGTAGGAACTAACAAAGCGGTCGGCGACCTCCTTGATTTCCTTTGTTAGTTTCTCATCAAAGTTCTCTCTTATTTCAACAGTAGGATATTCATTTGGTTCTTTGGTTTTGATATGTTCAATAAATCTTGCAGCTATTGTATGCTTGCACATTTTGAATCGCAATTTGTCCTTACTCCGTTCCCAACTGGTGATCTTTCCCGCCACTTGGCTTCGACCATGCATTTCATAATCAGTTGGGCTCATAGCACTAGGCAATGGATACCTTTGTTGCCTGTTCACTTTTCTCTCACTTGCATTTTGAGTTGACTGCGGTGCACTTAGCAATGACTTCGAATAATTTGGGCAACTACATGAAAACAACGTTGATGGCTTTAACGCATTTCCTGATGTAAAAACTTCGTCCATCCATGGATCTATATCGGTGTCAAATAGTTTCCATTGATCAGCATTCAATTCATCATTATGATAGTATTCACCGTCATATGAATCTATCGATGTTTTCGTAAAGCTATTGTCTGAGAAAATTATCGTTCCATTCGCCGGATCTGATGTAAGTTTTAGTTCTGTTCTTGCTGGCACAGATTTTAATATTAGTTTGTTGTTAATCACTTCTACTCCTAGAATGCTGAATGGCATAATTGCGTAAGACGCCTTATTCGTATTGCTGTCTACTAATCCTGCGGTTAAATATTTTCTTCCAAAAAATCTTTGGTAACTGTTTTTGTCAAAACTAAATTTACCTTTTACTTCGTAAGTACCGTTAGTAGTACTTACACTGCTGTTTAATTGACTTATGTCAAACAGTGATGGCGGGAGTTCGAAATCATCTCTGTTCAATATTTCTATGGTTTGCCCTGATGCGCTGTCGGTTAAATCAACAGTGAAACTTTCGATGTCATCATTAAATTCTAGATTGTCTATATCTGTTTTGTTCTTATTTACAAAAAAGCCAGGTACGAATACTATCTGATCAACTAAGTCGCTGTAATTAGTTATTGGATCTACACCCGTAGCGTAATCCAAATCTGGTATATCTATTGTGACTTCAACAGTTGTGCTTAATTCTTCTGACTTGCCGTTATATATCGCTGGATACGAGCTTGAATTTAATACGTAGGATATTGTGGCTTCAGTTTCTCCGTCATCTATCCTTTCTCCTAGCATCTGTAGCAACATCGAATAGTTTGGACCATTACTAAAAGTGCACCAGACTTCATTGTTCAATTTATTGTTTAAGTCTACAAAAGGATCATTCTTTACTGTAGTTATTCTTCCAATATCTGCATTTGATATTGGGATTCTTTTCATTACATAGTGATTGTTGCTGTCTGAGTTCTGTGTTGAAAACTTATATCCTTCAAATTTTACTGACAGTTCATCATCAGTACCTTGGTACAGTTTTGAGAATAATTCTGTCCTTGTATAATTTTCTGTTATAGGATCAAAGGTATCTAATTCATACCATGCCATCTGGTTGTAATACTCAAATCCCTTTCGCCATTTCACCCAATCAGAATTAATATTATATTTGTCAATTATAGATTTATGAACTGTGCTTCCGAACCTTCTGTCTGAAGGAGCAGGGGCTCCACCTTTACCAGTTCTAGTACTTTTTTCAGTTGACTTAAATGGTTTTAATCCAAACGACTTTGCATTACCAAAGCCGTTTTGCTTTCTTGGCATTAATACCAACCACCTTGAACCCCCAGTAGAGGTGCAGCAGCAGCCTGGTCACCGGACGATTGCTGTTCTACCGCAGCCCATAGTGCTTTTCCTTTTGGTACATACAGTGCTCTGTAGCGGTACTGGAAATGCGTGTTAGCTAGTTCAGTCCCTACATTCCCACCTTGTGGTACGGGAGCCAAAATATACGGCAACAAAGTGATATGAGTTCTATCACCTGTTGTTGTTCCAGATGTCAATGTTGCCACAAAGATAGCTTGCTGTTGTCGCAAGTAATCAGATGCAGAACTTAGATACAGATTGATTTTGTAGCCTGTAGAAATTGTACGAGCGATTGCATAGATGTCTTCGATAATGCAACCGTCTTGGGTTGTGCTATCAACAACAATTGAAGCGTTGTTCGTACCAGCAATATCAACGCCTGCATTTTGTGCGACAGTAGCACCTGCAAGGTCAATTACTTCGTGTAGTACGCGATCGACTAGAAGCGGTTGTTTGTTAGTTGAGGTTGATGCCATTGTTATTTACCTTATGCTGATTGATTTGATCTTTTGTTGCGGCCACCACCTGGGCCTGTGTTCATGCCTAAGCTCCCAGTGTTTCCAGGACCCATCACTTCTGGTCCAGAGCCATTCAAGCTTTGAGTTGTATTTACACCTTGTAAGGGCAATGACTGTGGACTTTGCATCATCATTTGTGATGGCATTTGCCCACGATTTAGAGCACCTTTGGCATTTGAATCTGCAGCAATACCCATTGGTCCCATGAAACCAATTGCATAAGAAGGCGTTACATCACCAGTTCTTGCGTACGCACTTTCAGCTGTCTTGTTTGCAGAACTTCCTGCATAATAACCATAAAGCATATCCATACTTTCGCCTTCTTTGGGTTGGATTGCTGCGCCGTAATCCATTGCATTTAATCTTTGGCCAGGCACCTGATTTCCATTTTTTCCACTATTAGTGGCAAAGCCAACTGCTCCTACTTGTTTTAGTTGTTCATTGTCAAAGACTGGATCACCGTAAGGAGAGTGTGTGGCATTTGGATCTATGCTCCTTTGTGGTTGTACACCAGATCCTGCCGAGCGGTAATTAAGGGGGTTGCCTAACATGTTGCCTGGCCCTTGTGGCTGACCAGGCAGTGGTTGATTTAGATCAGTAGGAATTCCACTTGTTGTATCTGTGGACACTGTCCTTTGGTTAGGGTCTCTATCCCCCGCCTTTAATCTGTTTGCAAGTTTCTTTGAATTAGCCATTTTATGCCTGGTACATTTGTTGACGATTGTTTAGACCCATGAATTGGCGTCCTTGAGCCAGCATCTGAATACGTTCTGCAGCCTGTTGTCCTGCAATTTCGCTATCAATCTGTGGCTGAACAGTTGCTGAATACTGACCTTCAAGGTAACCAGTTTGATTCCGTGGTTCCTCAGTTACTTGATTCCCAGCACTGTCGGTCATTGGCTTAAAGTTGCCAAATGTACCGTCGAGTGCATCACCTGTAGTGATGTTCACATTTCCGTATTTTGGACTACGGGATGCTTTTGAAGCTGTGCCTGTTCCGTTTTGATAAACTTGCTGCATCCCAGTTTGTAGACCCCATACGTAATCACCACCCATACCGGCTTGTGCTGTAGCTGCCGCCAGTTTTGACTGGTAATCAGTATCTCTACCGCGACCCATCGTAATTTTTTGAGTTGCCATAATTGTCTAATTATTCCTATATTTATTCTACAGTTAACGCCAAATAAGATTTAGCATAATTCTTGTCCCAACTGCTGTGTCAGCAGGTCCTGGAATAGACATGATGAATTCAGATCCAGCTCTTTCAAATAAGTATCTTCGTACTTCAGGCCTGCGATAGTTTGCTACATATAGTGTTTCAGCAAGTCTATCTACTTCTCGTAAATAGATTTCTCGAAAATACTCATCTCCCTTTAAGGGATCGGACGTTGCAATTGTTCGTTGTACGTCTCCTGCAATTTGCTCCAGCCTACTGAAATTTGGAGAACCTCCAGAATCTTCTGGAAAATACTCACTATTGTTCCAAGCGGAATCACATCTTCTAATGTGATTAACTATTTGATTGTACCAATACTCATCTGGGATGAGTGCCATTGCTTCCTCTAAACGCGCTCTGTCTCCAGCTGGGATTTGAGCACCTGCATTGATTCCAAGATGGAATCGAGCTTTTGATTTCAGCAGATCATCTAATTCCATCAGCCAAGTAACCCCTGTTGTGTATATGCATCACGCAACACTGCTTCCAGCCTTGCTTCGTCGCCTGGCATTAGTCCACCTTGCGATTGAATCTTGGCAAGTAGAGCACCAGCAGGTCCGACTTCATTAGCGTTTTGCATTTGAAGTCCTGCTCCTAAGCCTCCCCCAACAATCAGACCAACTAGACCACCTGCCATACGTGCACCTGGTTTCAGCATTCGGTTAGTCCCACGCAAGTGGCCTACTCCTCTCCCTACTGCATGGGGCACTACACCGGTTAGTGCGCCTAGTGCTGCTCCAGTTCCAGAACCCAAAGCGACCATGTCGCCTAAGCGTGGACCCTCTTCAGCTTCTTGTGCTGCTTGAGCTAGAAGTACTTGTTGAATACGTGGGTCCATTATCTGAAATCCTATTTACTTATATTTTAACTAATGAAAATAAGGTCTTCTTCAATAAGCTGCTCCCAATTCACTCGTGGAATATTTTCCAACTGTTTAAGGTTGGCAAAACGCTCACCGCTCAATGACATCCTTAGTTCTACAATACGTTTGGCAGTTGCATAACCAACACCAGGAAGGCGTTTTGCAATCTGTTCGGCTGGGGCTACATTAAGATTCAAACGGCGATCCTCTAGCGGAACTACCGACTTGGGCATTTCTTCTTCAGGCTCAGGTGCTATTTGTGGTGCAGCGACTTTTGCCAGTCGTCCTTTCTCCCGGTCATAGGGAACTAACTGATCGATACTGACATAAGTAATCTGGCCTCCTGCATCTCGAATCATTGCGTAATGCTTGTCATGCTTATTGATAAATTCAACAAGCTTACCTGTTTTCTGGTCCTGAAATAAATTACTCATTACTATGATGACTACACTTGTTTATTATAGGCATAAAAAAAGAGCGTCTCTTTAAAAACGCTCTTAATTACTATTGATTATAAAATCAAGTACCTTGGCCAGCTTCAACAGCGTAAGGAATACTTACGTCGTCGTAGGAAGGCGCAGGGGCGGGAATGTAGTAGCAAACTTCAACCAAAATGGCAGAAGGTGACTTACGACCAGCACCAGGGGAAGGCTTGACTTCTGGAATATAACTCACATCAGTGGTTACAGTCACAGCAGTAGCAGCACTTGTACTGATAGCGGTGCCATCAATGATGCTGTTAAGCGCGGATGAAGTTCCAGCTTCTGGGAAGAAGCCGTCGGCTCCAGCAGTAAGCGTTGAACTAGTTGGTGCATTAGAGCCAAGTGTTCCAAGAACAATTGTGCCGCTACCGGCAACAGTTGCTTCTTTCACACCAGGTGCTGAAATTGCTGTGCGATATACAACAGCATTTGCAGGAATAGTCAAAGGACGATCCTTACGTGGCTTGTCGTCCTGACGAAGATCAGGTGACAAGATCTGAGGCGTGTAGCTTCCTGCTGTCAGCGTACCGCTGGCATCAGTAATGCTGTCGTTGTCTGGGTTAAGCACAAGTGCGCCAACAGCGCGATAAAACTCAACACCGGGGATAGCCACAACACCCTGATCGCGATAGGCGTTCAGTTGGGCTACATAGTTACCTGGAAAAATTACAGTCATGATTAGTTAACTCCTATCAATATACGAAAGAGTAACCAACCGTGATGAAATCCTTATTCAAGGTTTCAAAACCGGCGAACAGACTCCAGATCATGATGATGAATCGTGAGAAGTCATCATTGTTGTTCAGAAGAATCTGAGCGTTATTACCACCGATACCCACGCCAACGGCTTGAGGACCGAAGAAGATCAACTGCGATGCTGCATAGTCAGCAGCAGATGAGTTCTCATCAGTAATAACCAAGTTGTAATTGGTTTCGGGAAGGTTGGTTGACTCGAACCAACGGACACCCTCAAAGAGGAAGCCTGTAGGCATAACGGGCTGACCAGCCACAAAACCGGCTTGTCCGTAAGCAGGACCCATTCCTTGGTAGAAATTAGCGTTAGGTGCCTGGTTGGGGGACATGGGATTAATCATCCCAGTACCGGGGTAGCGAGCGATCTCGCGGAAGTCAGAATTCTGACGAAGGTGCATCATTGCCGTGGGGTCAACGATACAGCGGTAGTAACCATCTGCGAAGGTGGGGACGTTGCGCTTACGCATGTCCTTAACGACTTCGAGAAGGTCAGTAGTGATATCAAACTTGGCAGATTCGCCAGCTGCGTAGGTAACACCCAGAGTGCCGCCTGAACCATCTTTTGCTTTGCCACCGGGGAGGTAGTAACCGCCTTGCTCTTTAGAAGACTTGCCTTCGGCTTCAGCCTTAAGCAGTTCATTAGCAAAGACGCGGTCACGCCAACGACGGTAGTCATCCAAAAGGGTCAAACTTCCGATTGACTGGTGGAAGACGTTGAGGTTGCCTGTATCAAGCAGCAGACGCTGTGCAGTGATCAGGGTTTCACGTGCAACCTTGAAGGTAGAAGGCTGAGCGGTGTCGCGAGTATCGGCAGGACCAGTGTATTCACGCAAGGTGACCAACACTTTGTCTTTGACGATGTTGCGTGCGGAGGCTGTACCGAGGGTTTGATCGGCTGTGCGCTCACGGGACTCCTTAGTGCCTGGCTTACCCCAGAAGCGGTAACGATCAAGCTGAACGGTCTGGCCGGGCTGCTTCGAAAAATCGTGTACTACCACTGGCTCAACTGCCATCTCAATGATGTAGGCAGGATGAGGACGGTAAAGTTCTGCACCAAGAAGTTTGGGAAAGTCATTATCAATCCACATAGGATCGTAACTCCAAACTAATAGTTATATA